TGTCATTGGATCGGGTAGCATGGAAATCTCCTATGTTCCATCGAAGGGAACTTTGTTTAACACCAAAGTTTTCCGCGTCTCACGACGGGGTGTCCTTATCTTTTTGCGATAGATGAATAACCTAAAGCGCCAAGAATAGACATCTGATGGTCTGTAGGTGATGTCAGACCAAAGCCGAAAGGAGTTGCATAATCACGCATCTTAATGGTGCGAGAAATGCGATGATGAGTTCCGGCAATTCCCACTCCACCACTACTCGAAGAGTAGTAAACAGTGGAGAAATCGTTCTTAACCCAATAATCTTGTTCGAGCATGACGTAAGCGTAGTCGAACCAAACGGAATCGGCTACGCCATTGTCAACTGCGGACATGAAATCGCCAAGGCCTGTGAAATAATCCATAAGCCATGACCATGGGATAATATCGTAGAGCTGGGATGGGGACATAATCCTCAATCCTAGCATACGCTGAGCGATTCCCTTTTTCCATTGTTCATCGCGTGGTCCAGGAGGTAAAAGGTACCTTGCCTTTCCTTCTGCCCACGATCTCGATGAATGACCGGAAGAAGACTGGGAAATGCCATGAGAACCAAGAGGGTAACATTGAGTAACTTGGATTGGGCCCACATAAGGGTTCCAACCACCAAAGTTAGTCTCCATCACGAATGAGTCGTTGTTCTTTTGAAGATTTTCACCTTCAAGAGTAACGCTCCTCCTGATTCCTTTACCCTCGTCCCTTAATAGTTGATCAAAGTTCTTTTTCCCATTGATGAACGCCTCGGTAAACCGACGCAAGTCCATCATGAAGGGCTTGTAGTCAAAGTAATACGCAACGTATAACTCTGCTGCAAACCCGCCAAACTTGGGGTTCTTCTTTTGGATACGACGGATTTCCTTTCGAGATTTCCGACGAATTTCCTGAAGAGTGGCCTTAAGTTTAGGAACATAGTCTTTGAGACCAACAAAGAAGGACAATCCCTCAACGTTAGGTTTAGCTGGTTTTAAAGCAGCATAAGCCTTAGCTCCCAAGTTGAACATGTCCAAATGCAATCTTTCCATCGTTACCGCTGGAAAAGAGGGTATGAGGCTCATGTTCGGGGTGAGGATACCAGTGAAGGCTCTTGATGAGCCTAAGCGGTACATGGTGATGTTATCACCATCGATTGTTTCTTCATACTTCCACATCATCCAAGGACCACCGGTAAAATATTTACCGTTAATTCGAGGGTGATTGAAAGAGCGATTTTCACCCCACCGTCGATGAACAAAATTATAATGTTCAGCTTCGGCTCTGGCTCCGCCAGACCAAATCCAGTCCCAAGTAGTACCTGTTTTGATATAGGTAACTTGGTTAAGGGTTTCGTCTGATTGACCAATAGGTGGTGAAGTCGCCATGGGACGATCCTTTCGGGGTAGAGGCTTCTTACTCGACAGTGTGTTAACACAGATTCTGCAGCAAGACACCCGTTAAACGGGTCCGGGCCG